ATTTTGGTTCAAAGCATGTTCAGATAACAGCAATGAATGAATTTGCTGAAGTTTGTAAGAAAGAAGGTGTCAAGTATATATTTGTACCTGGAGACGTCTGTGCAGGTTTTAAAGTGTACCCAGGTCAAGAATTTGAGCAGTATGCAATTTCAGCAGAAGATCAAGAAGCATCAGTTATTGCAAATCTGCCAGATGGGTTTGATTATTATATGCTTGGTGGAAACCATGATTATTCATTCTTTAAAAGAGGCGGTGGACACAATCCCCTATTAGCCATTGAAGCAAATGCTTATAGAGATGATATTCATTATGTAGGATTTGACGATGCTGATGTTCCAATTCTTCCAGGAGTTGATCTAAAAATGTGGCATCCTTCTGGAGGTGTGCCATATTCTATTTCATATAGAATGCAAAAAGGGATTGAGCAAATTCATACACATGAACTGGTAAATATTGTAAATGGAGTTAAAACAAGACCAACAATTAGATTCTTTTTAGTTGGACATTTACATATTCAAATGCAAGCAATGTTTGATGGAACATTTGGAATGCAATGCGGAACATTTGAAGGTCAATCTAATTATTTAAAGAAAAAAGGTCTTGTACCAGCAATTGGTGGTTATGTTGTAAAAGCAACTCTTAGAAATAATGGATTAATAAGATTTGAAGCTCCATTCTATATGTTTAATGAAATAAAGGATGACTGGAAAAATTATAAACATGACATAGAAACTCCAATCATTACAGAACCAATATTTAAGTAACAAAAAAAAGAGTGGGGGGTTGATACTTTCCCCCACTCTAAGATTTTAAATGGTTCTCCAATACCGACGTGAATAGTATGTATAATTATCATACAATTTTTTCATTATGGAGCAATCGTACTGAAGCACAATTGTCCCAGTAATGTCAACGTCAGCAGCTGCACCCGTAACTAAACTACCGTTAATGTTTGCAGTTCCATTTCCAATTGATGTACTCCCCGTTGTAACAATCAATCCATCCCATTGAACATTTCCATTTATATGAAGATTTCCTTCAATAAACAGAATTCCCGTAGCTGGAACTTTGAGGTCATCATTGTTTAAATGAATATCCCCCGTCAGAATGATTATAACAGGATCACTAAGAGAACTACCCTCAGCAATATCAGTTGGAAACTCAGAGCCAATATAATCTGCTTTCTTTGAAAGCAACTCTTTAACAGTAGCGAATGGATACATTCCCCCTGAACTCTCATGAACGAACTCATCGCCATAATGTTTGGGTTCATCCATCGGGTTTATTGGATTAATGTGATGAAGAACATCAGGAACATCTTCACAGATGGTTGTATCTGTGGAATCACCAATCACTGATGCATTACCCTGGAAGTTTACCATATCCGGGTCATCAACCCAAAGGGGAGCTTTCGGTAACACAAAGAGGGGTTTACATTCTAAACCAACTTCAATTTTTGATAAACCACCCCTTCCAGTATGACTCCCATCAGTTTGAACTGTTACATATGGGTAACCATGTGTTGTATTGATTTCCCATATATGGTCACCGTTTGGGTCTCCCCATCGAATAACCTCACCATCGGAATTTTTAACATGGGTTGATATATACGTGAACTCTGTTCCATTACCCAATTGCATTGTATCCGTGTCACTCCAATCAGGATTTCCGTAATCGGACTCTGCGTGGATTGTTTCATCCAGCAACCTTTCAGCAGCTACTGGTTCTCCAGATTCTGCAGCATAAAAGTTCATGTTGTATATCAACTCGTTTGTAGAAATTTGGAGCTCTGTTCTGGAGATATTGCTTGATGCGATTCCTATAATGGTAAGTAACACAAGAACCATCATTGATGCCATAATTACTACTGCACCGTTTTGATTTTTAATCATGCCTTCACCTCCTAACTGTTAAGTTTTCTCCATATTGCAGGAGAGGAATTTGTTGCTGGGCTCCTTTCCAATGTAACACTTGCAGAACCAAAACTAAGAGTTGTTCCATTCCACTTGTATTTATCACCAATATTCGTATCCACTCTAGCAGAAACAATCAAATCTACTTCAGCATCAGAATATCGCTCAGAACTCAACTTGTACTCTGACCACTGAAACTTCTCAAGTTTATTCAAAGTTTCGATACCAACATTAAGAGCTTTGAACTCAGCATTGGAATCCAACTTTATGAATCTCGGAACTATGAAATAAGCAAGGAAGCTCAGCAAACACAAAACGCAAATCATTTCAATCATTGAAAAACCTTTTTGATTTGTCATAACATTATCCTCCTTGTTATGAATTTTTATTATATATTAAGTGATTTAAAATCACATATTTTCGTTGTAGGGGTGATTCATAAATGAACCACCCCATAAACTTTAATAGGGAACACGCCTTTTGATTTCCCAATTCCTCATAAACAGAAATGCTACAAGGAATGCGAACATGAAGAATACTGGTTCGATAAATAACGCAAACAGCAACACAAAGAATAATCCAACCAGAATCATTCTCGTCATCATGTAAGCAGCTATTGCCAGTACCTTCAACAGAGCTGCGAACCCTATTACGAAGCAAATTACCAATAATAGTGTAATCATAATTTCCTCCTTTATTTAATAGTTAATAGAGGTTTTGCTTCATGATACTTAATGTTTTTCATTTTAACAAACTTTACAGATTCCTCAACAACTTGCCTTCCGTACTCATTAGCTCTTATAGCAGCTTTGTTTTTAGCTTTGGAAGTAAGATTAACTTGAGTCATTCCAGCTAAACCTAGCATTAAAAGCATTCCTAAAAGAACTAGCATACTCATAATCATTCGTTTGAACTTTAATTCAGTCATGATTCCTCCTCTTGATAAAATAAGTTACAAAGGGTTAATCAAATTTCAATTATTAATATATATAGAATTTCGTTATATAAGTAACCAAAAAAAAGACCTGAGATTAAATCCCAGGTCTTTCTTTTTTTAACCTCTTTCTAAGAGTTTAAGAACTCTCTCGATCTGTTTATCAATATCATCGAGTTCTACAAGACTTCGACTGTATTCACAATCGACTTCACCGTTATGAAACCCGATGTATCGATCTAGTCGCTGCCTGCGATCGACCAGATCAGAGAGAAGGTTCTCTAGTCCTCTAGACATAGAATCACCCCCTTTCTTCTTTTGAAAAAGGACTCTTCTGACTTCGCTATTATTTTATTAGCAAAATTTCCTTTCAAACTCTTTAATGTCAAGAGGACGTTGGAATATTTTAAGAATATCCACTCCTGCTTTTTTGAAACTTTCACAAACTGCTTCCAAATTCAAGACAGTAATTGTTGCAACGTTTAATGAACCATCTGGTAATCTTACTCTGAAAGTATAAGTGCCCATAAGCATTAACCTCCCATGTAAATAAACAGATTCGAGATTGTCGGTGGCATTGTAAATGCGAATAACATACCCAATATAAACCATAGTAGATTCCACATCCAGGGTTTCATTGTATCATCCTCTTCTTCGTTCTTGAGGACGTAATCACGGGAGCGTTTCTCTGAAGCAAGTCTTACACCTTCATCTTCAATAAATGCTGCAGCAAGAGGACTGCGATTTCTTTTTATAGCAACATTCATATCAGAAATTTTTTCTTCCATCGACTTTTCTGACATAGTTATAATACCCCCTTTCTAATTATTTTTAACTACATTATGGATTGGTTCGGGGCAACACTTATCACCCCTTACAAGAAATGCACCACATTTTAAGCAAACAACATGAGTCATTTTGCTTGTAAAAATAGGTCTGACCTCTTTCTTAACATTCGGATTTTTCATTTGATTCCTCCATGTTTAAAGTTAAAAGAAGTTTAGTTCTATCACTAATTAATATATATAGTCCGAACATATATATATAAACCCCTGCATGATAAAACCTACAGACTTTAAACAAATCTGAGGTCTTAGTCTGTGACCTGTTAGGAGGATACTATCATGACATACCAAGACTATTTCGTAGCAGAAATCAAAGTTAACGGCAAAATTATGAGAGTTAAGGATGGTGCCGTTTACCTACCATTCGGGAGTGAATACTCCATTCTTTTAAAAAATCTAAACACAAAAAGAGCAGCTGTAAAAGTTTCTATTGACGGAGACGACGTCTTAGATAATAGCTCTTTAATCCTTGATCCAAATTCTGAAACTGAACTTGAAGGATATCTTAGTGGGAATGTCGCCAGAAATAAATTTCGATTTATAAATAAGACGAAACAAATTAGTGAATATAGAGGCGACAAAGCAGATGACGGATTGGTTAGAATTGAATTTGCTTTTGAGAAACCAAAACCTGAACCCCCAATTGTTAAAACAATAGATGAGGTTCATCACCACTATCATTATCATAGTGATATTGATTGGTATAGAGGTGGAGGGTGGACTTATTATAATTCTAGCAATGGTGCTGATTCATTTTGTGATTCGTTTTCTCAACAATCTGGCGAAGGTCATCCAGGAAGTCCTTGTTCATATACAGTTGAAAATTGTGCAAGAGGGATGAGTGAAACAATAAATAAAGATTCTCTTGGAGTTGAACCAAATGCAGATGAGGGAATAACTGTAAAAGGTTCACAAATTAATCAACAATTTCGCTATGCTTCAATTGGAGATCTAGAAGAACCAAAAGCAATAATCATTCAACTAAAAGGAATGACTGATTCAGGAAAGACTATTGAAAAACCAATTACAGTAAAAACTAAATTAACCTGTAAAACTTGTGGAATAAAATCTAAATCATCAAATAAGTTCTGTGGTAATTGTGGAACTTTTTTAGAATAACAAAAAAAGAGTAGGGGTTGCAAGGGTCATGGTTTAAATGGGTGTGGATAAAAGTAGCTCCACACCCCCATGACCCTTTTACACTAATGATGATATTTTTCTTAAATAACGATAAAACCAATTATCGCGAGACCTTTTTTTATTTCTTTTGATTCTCCATATAATTTCATCCTTATGAATTCTCATTCCAATAAGAATGTGTTTATATGATTTACCTTTATCGTCATCTAATATCTTAAAGAATTTAACATCTTTTAAACTATCGGCGTATTCTGTACACTCGTAAAAATTATCAAAATCTTTAAGATGCTTATCATCAACCCCCTCTTTAACCTCAAACAATTTTAACATTACATTTCCCCCCTTTTAAAAGAAATGAAATGTTCTCCTCAGTTATTAATATATATAGATCTCGCTTCTAAAACCAATGACAAATCAGAACAAAATATAAAGTTTAGTTCGTTACCGCCATCTATAGAGGGATTAAAAAATCATGGGAAAAAAAGTAAAGACTACTAAAATTATATCAAAGGAACATTATGGAGATAACTGTTTAATTGACTCGGTTCAGCAGCCGGAAGATGGAGCAGTGAGAAGACCAAAGGGAATTGTAGAAGTATATGAAGTGGGAGACGATGGTAAGGAAAAGTTAGTTAGAAAAAGTAATTTAGTTGTTTACCGCGGAAGGGAAATGCTTGCACAAAGATTGGTGGATGTCGATAACAGTACTGGAAGTTACTCATATACAAGACCAACAAAGGATGAGTTTGTTTCTTGGTTAGGATTGGGAGATGGCGGTGTCACTCCAGCAGATCCATTCGATCCAATCCCACCAACATTGACAGATGAAAGCTTAGCAGCAAGAGTTATGATAAATGCGTCTGATTCTTCATGCGCAGATTATCATGTTACTTCAGTTGGTTATCCAGATGATGGTTATTATAAACATCCATTTGACAGTGTTACTTTTGAAAGAGATATACTTAATGATTCAAAATGGCTTGTAGTTAAAATAACTACAACAATAGGTACAGATGATGCTAATGGAAAGCAAATAAGCGAAGCAGGATTATTTTCCGCTGAGTCACGATCAGGAGGATACAGCGGCAACTTTAGTTTATTTGCGAGAGTTACATTTCCGTCTATGGTTAAAACCTCGGATAGGAGACTTATTTTTGTGTGGTACTTATACTTATAAAGGAAATGTGATTTATTAAATATTAAAAGTTTTTAGACCTGGAGAGAAAGGAAAAATAATATTAGAAAAAAATAAACTATTAGAGAATTTTATATCGGAGGAAAAAGAAAATGCCAAATATATCTCCGGGCGTATATACCAAAATTATAGACTTGTCAACATTCGTACAAGTCGTGCCTGCCACAATTGGTTTTACTTGCGGTTTCACCAATAAAGGAAGAGATAATGAACTTGTGTTCGTTGGAGGAAGATCAGAATTTATCTCAGAATGGGGTGAACCAAATATTACTGATTTTGGAAAAAATTATGGACAAGGTCCATATATCGCTTATAATCACCTTGGAGAATCTGGTTCATTATTTTGGATGAGATGTTTACCAGATGACGCCCAATACGCAAACATGAGAATTGATTCTCAATTAGCTACTGGTGATACTACTGCATCTATTTCCATTACATATGTTGATAGTGTCAATACGCAAGCTGAGTTGAAATCAAATCTAGCTACCAATGGAAATACAAAACCACTATGCTTTATATATCCAATTGGTAGAGGTGATTATTATAATGGAATAGGAGTTCGTTTTACTGAATATTCAAATCCAACAGTATCTGGAGTATATGTTTTAGACATATATGAAAGACAATCAGATGGTGACGATGTTATTGTAGAATCATTTGAAGTTTCATTTGATCCAAATGCTATAGATCAAGCTGGTGATTCTCTTTTTATTGGTTATGTGTTAGAAACATATTCAGCATACTTAAGAGCAGAAATGCAACTTGCTTCTGGAGATTATACAGAAGGTTATGAACTAGCTGTAAAATCTTATGATAAGGAAATCGGTACTGTTTCTGCAGTTACTACAGTTGGATCAGCTTCAATAACTGATAATAAGCAAGATTTTTCAGACTGGGATAATGCAACAGAAACTGGAAATGCTAGTTATGTAGTTATTGCTAAAGATTCAAAAGGTAATGAAGTTTGGGGTTGGTTAGGAGCAGCTTCTGGAACTGATAGCGAAACAATTAATGTATTCAGAGAAAGAAATCTAACTGGAGCAACTCAAGGATGGAATGGATCTTATGATGCATTTGATGAAAATTCAACAATTACATATTTTATTAAACAATCATATTTAAGTATTGCTGATGCATTTACTTCTTCTGAACCAGTTCCTCTAAGAAAAGGACTGGCGATTGTAGTTCCTGCAACATTAAACACTCCAGAAGTAAGTTCGTCTCTTCCAAATCTCCTAAAAGCTGCCAAGAATGGACTTTCAGGGACTTCGATAGGTTGTTCAGCTAATCTTTGTTCAATAGACATTGATTTTTTGATTCTATTGAGAACTTTCAAAATTTGTTTGATGGGGTAACAGATACACGGATTATCCATCAGCTGAAAAAAAAACCAATGCCCACCACAGCTGGATAAGAATTAAAAATTGGTCATGTATCCATTCAGGAAATTTCTGGGACACAACAACGGTTTTCACGGTATCAGGTGAGAGGTATCCTCGGCCCCTGGCATTTTCATGGCTATTTATAACACATGCTCCTTTCTGATCTCATAGAAACATTTATTGACTACCTTCAATCCCAAAAAGGTTACTCCGATCATACGATCAGAAGTTACCGGATTGATTTGAAGCAGTTCTTAGTTTTTTTCATTCAAGAAAGAAGATTGGCTCCGGACGAGGAAGCCACTCAGGAGTTGGAATCAATTGATTTTCTGATCATCAGAGGATACTTAGGGAGGCTCTATGATACATATAAGAGAGCGACAATTGCCCGTAAGCTCTCCGCCCTGCGCTCATTCTTCTACTTCCT